AGGTGTTAGCGATATATGTGTATCTAAGTGGCGTCAAGATCCTATGTTTATAGACAAGATTTATGAGAGGTATATGACTGAGTTTGGCTCACAGTTACCTGCTGTTATTAATGCTATGGTAAGAGAAGCTAAGCACGGGAATGTACAAGCTGCTCGTTTGGTACTAGAGCATAGTGGTAGGCTTGTAAAGAATGTCAATATTACTATTGATAGTCCTTTTGAGAAGTTTCTTAAGGCTGAAGATGTAGAGGACGCCGAGATTGTAGAGATATTTGATGATGTGGTTATTCCTGATGATTTGCCTGAGAGGAAACCTTCTAAGACTGTTAAAGAGGAAAAGGTAGCTTTAAAGAGTGAGATAAATAGGGATAAAAACAAGGGTAAGAAGAAAACTCGTAATGAGATGCGTAGGGAGTGGCATAAGTGGAAGAAAAGAGCTAAAGCTGTGGGTATTGACCCTTTACCTGCTACAAAGCCTACTAAAGGTCAAAGAAAAGAGTGGGAGTTATCTATTATTGCTGCTGAGGAATCTATTTAACGTATTTGCTTATTATTTTTTTAAGTACCATTATCGCCAAGATAGTACCAATAGCTGTCATAACATCTACAAAATGATTACCTGAATCACTTTCAATGCTACCTATGGGTGTTTCAATTTTAACACTTTCGGTTTTATTCATCTTTATCCATCATTCTCATAAATTTATCTTTTAATCCATTCCCTGATAGTCTAGCTATAATTTCTACCATAGCTCTAAATACACCATTAAGCCTCTTTTGTTCCATTTGAACTTTCTTCTGTTGGTCTATCAGTTTGATAATAATACCTTCCAACCTCTTGAAGTCTTGGTCTAACTCTGTCATTAGAGTTTCCTGAATGAACCTGTTCTGCCTCCATATAAAAAATCCGAACGCCATCGCTACTGCTACTGGAACGCCAAATTGTTCCATAACTGCTAAAATATCCATTGTTCTCCATTATGCTATACCCATAAAAGGTATTGTTCCATCTCCCATTAAATCACACATTTGTTGATACACGTCTTTTTCTATCTCTACTAGCTTATCTTCTTCTTTATAGAATTGTTTTTGCATTTGTTCTTCTGTCGAATCTTGTGCCATATAATCAATTAAAATATTAAGTTTCTCGTGCATATTAATGATGTTTCTAAGAAGGATTTCTATTTTTTCATCTTCAGACATATTATCGTTTCCTTATTGATTTACTCAATAATTTAACGAATTTTTTCTCAAATTCCTTGTAAATTTTGTCAGTACTTGATTTTTCGCTTGGTAAAGCTGCTGTAACAAATTCTCTTGCAGGTACATCACCACGCTCATATTGATAACCTTCTCTATGTTCTTTAGCGTAATTTACACCTTTTATGCCTTGTTCCGTACCTTTTAAACTATTAACAAGTTTTCCTGTCATAAAAAGTGGTTTATTTTGATTAATACCAATAGATTTTCTATAATTTCTTTGAAAACCAGATAATCTTGGTTTCACATTTCCTGATTTTATGAATTTTTTAGATAATTGTACTGTTTTAGGTGCAACTTCTTTATTTAAAATTTTAGATAATTTTTCTTTTTCTAATTCTTTAAGAGCTTTCTTAAAATCTATATTATACTTGACTGTTATCATCTTCAGGTTCTACTATTGGTTCTTGAGTTTCTTTGTTTTCTTCTAATTTAGCTTTTGCTTCTTCTATACTTAGGTCTTTATTGTATTCAACCATTAGTTCGGCTTTATTTACCAAGCCTAAATTAAGTCTATGGTTGTCTAAAGCTATTTGATCTTGTACTGTCATTGGATATTCAGGCTCATTAAAATCAAGTTTTAAGGCTTCAGGTAGTCCAATATTAAAAGTTCTTGCTATATTCCTCTCAATTTGGTAAATTTCGTGCTCGTATTGGCTCCATAAAGCTAAATCATCTTGATAATCTTCAAAACTTTCTAAATCTCTAATCTTTAAGGCTATTCCACTAGGAGTTTCGCCACCATCTTGAGCAAATTGAACAGATAAGTGGTTATTTTGTGCTACAAGCTCCATTTGGAACTTAACATTCTCAATTACCTTCTCAATATCACCTGCTGGAGATAAAATATTGTAGTTAGCACCATCTGGCAGCTCTAAAATCACATCTGAGCCAAATCTTTGGTTATTTCCTAAATCAGCACCACTTACAACAGGTTGTCCAAACATTTGAAACCTTAAACCAAGCTGAAGCTCTGTCATTGTGATATTTATATGCTCATTGGCGTTACATATATCATTTGCACCTTCTACATAAAAAGCGTCTGATTGATGTTCTCTATGAGTAAACACAAATGGTAAAGTGCCATATCCGTGTTCTTTTTCTTCTAATACCCTGCCTGATTCATCAAATATGATGTATGTTTCTTCATTCCAATGGATATATTGACAAGAATCAGAGTTAGAAGCATCTTCTGTGTAGTGCATTAGAGGATAAGAGATTGCTATAGGTTTAAATGGATCAGCACCAAAGAAAGGATGAAAGTAATAAATAGGTTGATAGTCAAAGTGAGGTGTTTCCCCATCAACATACATTATTCTTACTGCTATACTTCCAACTAAACGTGTCATTCTTTCAATATGCTTCATTTTAGCATCTTTTAATACAGAGAGTTTATCATATTTTTTATTAACATTCCTATCAGCACCTACTGTGTAGATTCTTGACATTTTATTGATGAATTTCTTAGTTATGTTCGCCTCGTAAGGAGGAACTTCTCTAAAAGCATCTAAATCAAATCTTTTTTCTATATAATATTTTGTATTACTACCATTGTAGTAATCAAGTAGCTTATGTACATAACTTTCTCTTTTCTTGTGGTTTTCTATCTTTAGTACATTTAAGCTGTCTTTAATAGCTTGTTCTCCGTATTTATATATCATCTGTTCCTCACTTTAATTTCTCTGTTTTTAATTGGAAAATGGTTAATAAAAAAATATCTTAATTGGTCACATCCGTGGTCGTGGTATCCGTCTTTAAGTGGCTCTTGTTTTAATGGTTTACTATCTTGAGCCTCTGGATACCTATAACTTTCTAAATCTTCTGCCATACCTATACAGTTGTTGTTTAAATGAAGGTATCTTTCGCCATTTGCGTTCTCTATAAAACTTCTAACGTGATTAACACCTGCTGTTATGCTTCTTGATGCTTTATCTGTTATAGTGTTTACTACAATACCTCTTTTTCTAAAAATTTCTATATCTCCTACGCCTGACTGTCCTTGTGCTTGTAACCCTGCTGGGTCACCATAATACTTTGCTACTATATATGGTTTTGCTTTTATTCTTTGTGCTAATTCATCTGTTTTAATATTTGTTTCGTGTATTATCTCATCTATCATATTTATGTGCCACTCACCATTTACTCTGTGCGTTTGATACCATCCCACAGAAGGCATCCTGTACCCAAAATCAATACTACAAAAAGTAGGAAGATGTGGGTTGTAAGGATAATAGCCGACATCAATATTCCTATCAAAAGGATAAACCCTACCTTCAAACGATGTAAATTGAGCTCCATACTCTTGGTCATAGAGTTCTTTAGCCATATTACGTTTTCTCTCAATGAGAAACCTGTCGTTTTGACCATCAGGAAAAGCGAAGGAATTATCCCAAGATGGTGCTTGATGTGATTCCCATAACTCGTCAGTTTTTCCCAATAAGAACAAATCATATAACCAATTAAACCCTTCTGGTGTTGATATAAATACAGCTTTTCCTTTTCTATCAGATAATGTGGGAGATAAATACATATCCCAAATTCTAGGTCTTACTTTAGCTGCCTCATCTACAATCAGTAGATCCAACCCTTCACCTACGAGTGAATCAGGATTATCTGCCGATTTAGCTTCTATAACAGTTCCCCACTTGAATTTGATATATCTTTCTTTTTCAGAAGCCTTGATAATATCGTTTTGATGCCCTTTTACCATCTTTTCCCATACTTCCCTAAACATCAAATCGGCTTTATCATACGAAAGACCTACAAGCCATATTCTTTGATTCGGCTGGGAGGCGTAATATGTCGCTTCCATTGCCGATGCCGTAGTCTTTCCGAATCGCCTCCCACAAACCATTACAAAAAACCTTGCAGATTCTTTGGTAGGAAAGTGCAACTTTCTCTGACCTTCGTGTGGTTCGTAGCCTAAAAAATCAAACCATTTTTGTTTATAATCATTTAAAACTTGCATATATCCACCTTTCTAATTTAACTTACGAAGTAGGACAAATGCAAGATATAGTATTTTGCATTAACAAATACACAACATATAGGAGGGCAGTATGTCCGAAGAAACTAAAGTATCAAATGAAGCAGTAGCCGATAGTGGTGCAGAGAATGTTACTCAGGAAGT